TACCTGCTGCCAATAAAGCCTTTTTTGCATTATCCTTATCCTTTGGAGTAGCAAAAGCAATATGATCGTGGTAATTAAATGGAGTTCCATGTCCATCATAATCATAGTTTGATGGATAATTTTTATCTCCAGTAATATATTCAATTGCATTGAAATATCCTGGAGAAGCAGGTTTCCATGAACCACTGTAATTTGTTTTGGGTGGAGGAGGTTCATAAGAAAACAATGAAGATGGAATATTTTTCCCCCCTCTGACAGAAATTTGTTTTTGAACTTCTCTAATTGACTCATTTACTCTCTGCTTGATACTTGTACCAATAATTTTGATTGGATCGCCATCAGCACGAGATGATGGAGTAAAGGTTCTAGAAACTTGCCCCCCAGTTGCCATTGTAGGAACTTGATTTTGAATGGCAAAAACACCTTGAGAAGTTTTGTTCGAAATACTTCTAAAGGTATCAAATAAATTCTCAAGACCAAAACTTATACTCTTGAAAGTATTTTCATCTGTCTTTTGTCCCAATGCAACATCAACCGCTGAACCCATTAATGTGCCGATACCATAAGGAATATCCTTTAGGATCGCAGCTATATTAGTTAATGCCTTATATGGATTTGGTTTATCTTTTTGTTTTTTCCATTGCTCTTCATAATCTGCATATGTTCCAGCACCTCCAGCTAAATTCCATTCAGCAACACTCATTTTGTACGAGGGGTCTGGAAATAGTTTTCTTATATTTTTCTTTCCACCAACATCTTTTCCGGGTTGTGTTACTTTAGGTGGAATGTATGGTTTTTTGGATTTTTTAGTTGTTAGAGTTCTTCCACTAGCACCCAAAACTTGACCGCCCTTTGCATAACGTCGGATAACTTTTCCACCACGACGTTGAGTTTGAACTGGGGTTCCAGGAGCCTTATTTGCAAAAAGAACATCGTATAATTTTCCAGCAAGTTCTGCACCAGCATAACCACCAATAAAAGTTCCAAACCCAGGCATAATTAAAGAACCAACAGCACCAAGAAGTAGAGTTCCAACTCCTCGGAATGCTGCTTTGCCAGGGTTATCTCCAAGAGCCCAAGAAAGACCAAACTCAACTAGTGCTCCGACAATAGGTAATCTAGATAGAGGACCTTTTGCAAGTCTCAATAGTTGACGTGTTGCTTGCTTTCCAATGACTGCTCTAGATGCCTTTATCGAAGCCGCCTGTACTGGTCTAACTACTCTTTGTACTGGACCTCTCTGTGGAACTGGTCCTCTAGGAGTTCCTTGTGGAGTTGGTTTTGGTGGTTTATATTTTCTTGCATTATTTGCAAAGGTATTAATAGCACCTGTGAGTGCCATTCCCCCAATTAGAACATAGTTAATATACTCATTTAACTTTCCAGATATCTTATCAAATTCACCCTGCGCCTTTTCGCCACCAACCGTTTTTACAAGACCACGTATCTTATCGTAAGTTTGATATCCACGGTCTATAAAGTTTACAACACTCTCCAGAATAAACTTGAATACATTTTCAACAACACCTGCTATTGGTGTAATGATTTTAATAATTCCAGTTAATTTGGGGAGTTGATCTTGGAATTTTGTAAACAACCATCCAAGAGCGGTAAAGAATAAGAATCTCTTAATTCTATCCAAGAAACTCATTCCAGGAAGAGAAACTTTTGGAAGATTAAACTTCTTAGATTCTTTAGGAGTTTCTAATTTCGTTTCTCTTTGTTCGTTTTCTTCTTGCTCTTTTCGAATTCTCTTTGTTCTTTCTGTTTTTTGGTCTTCAGTTAATACAGATTTCAAAAGACCATCAATATCAATTAAAGATTTTTTTACAATACTTACGTTGTCTTCACTACGTCGAATTGATAGGGCAGTTAATTTTTTTGTATCAATATTCTTCTTATTGATTACAAGTGATGATGAAATTTTACTTGCATCAATTTTTGCAATTGCGGATGTCTTTGCTGCAGGTAATAACTTCTGAACGTTAATAGCCATCGTCAAGCAATCCCGTAAATACTAGCATTAGTAGACCTATCAAAACTTCCACTAGAAGAAGTTGCTGAGAATGTTGGAACTTTAGAACCTGCAGCAGCACTACCACCACCTTTCATTCCAGACGATTGTACTATTGGTGGTAGAGTTACAACATTTTGAGAACCATCTCTTGTCAATGGTTTTATCTGTGGAATATTCTTTGTCCTGTAACCAAGTTTAGCTGCATTTGAGTCACTGTCAGTCATTGCAACTAATTTATCAATGAGAGAAGTTCCAAGACGATTTACAGTATTAACAGGAAGAACATACTCTCCAGGTTGAGCGAAAATGGCTTGTCTATCTGCTGTTGCTCCACGAATATCCATTCCAGTATTCTCTTTAATCAATCCACCACCCATACGCTGCATAGGTCTAGGACCTTTATATCCAGGTGCATTATAATATGCATTAGGTCCAGTAAGTTGACTATATGATGATGTTCCTTCCGGAAATAACATATCACTGATGACAGGAGCATTTAATAATCCACTGCCACGGGAAAGCGTTCTTCCAAATCCCATGCCAGTTCTCTGTGCTACTCCACTTGTTAACTGAGAACGAAGTCTATTTGCAAGAGGACTATTTGAATACCTACCAGAAAGTAATCTATCTGCCAAAACCTTTCCCTTATCAAATGTAGACGGATTTACAACAGATTGTGGTTCAATAATGTTTATACCTCTTGCACCTCCAGGAACTATTGTCTTAACTACACCACCAGGAACTTGAGTTCCACCCAGAGACCCTGCAGAACCAGCATATCGTTGAGCTCCTTTTAACGTAGGTGCAGAGTATGCACCTCTACCAAGTATTTGTGGTTTCCATCCTCCAAGTCTAAACTTATCACCCCCCATAATGGCTTCAAATCCCTGTTTTGCCATACCAGTAAATCCAGCCTGGACTCCTCTTGTACTGAGTCCTCTAGGTCTATTGAATAGACTCATCAACCCACCAACGATTCCCCCAGTATTAAAGAATCTACCAAACTTAGGTTGGTTAGCACCTGAACCACCATAATGTCTGTTTAGACTTAAAAATGTATCCGCACCAACAGCATCTACAGTTTTCTTATTAATAACAACCTCTCCAGGCATTGCTGCAATCAATTGAGTATCAGGACCAAATCCGGATATTCTTTGACCCGTGTTATTGTCTATACCGGAATATCCATTCATCACAGAACCACCACGGGCAGCACCCTGAAGGAGTCCGTAAGGTGTTGTTGGACCCATATTACCAACACTAGGAACCTTATCGGTCATAGTGTCAGTCCCCTGAGCACCTAAACCTTTTCCAGTCTGTGCCCGTGCTTTATTTTCTGCTTGAACTCCTGCTGCCTTTCTTTGCCCGGTAACTTCATTAGCAGCAGCTGCTAAACCAATTGCTGCGGCAGGAACAGCAACCCAAGGATTAAGTAAAACTTTACTGAGACCTTTTATTGCCCCAGCAATCTTGGGTATTGCACCAACTAGTTTGCCAGTTAAACCACCAACGATTCCAAGTATTCCTCTTACAAATTTACCAAATGGTGTGAAAAATAAAACAAAAGCACCAAGTAAAGAAGGCCACCAATCCTTTACAAATCTCTTTAAAGTTTCTACTTTATTTTTATTTTTTGGGTCTTGAAACCATTTTACTAATTGCGTAAATGCATTACCAAGTAATGTGAAGAATAGGAATCTCCACACACGGTCAATAATTCCTTGAAATGGAGAAATAAATTTCTTTACCGCATCAGATACGGCAGACATTCCTTTCTTAACAGTCTCTAGTCCAGCCTCTCTTTTTGACCTTTTATTTGCCTCAGCGTCTCTCCTTTCTTGGTCGGCACTATCTTCTTTAAAATCTAAGAAAGAAACTAATACTTTCTTAATAGAATCTAGAGGTCCCTGAAGAGGTGCCAAATTTGCAGGTTGAATTTGTGAAGATTGGACTCCGCCTGCAGGTGCAATTAAAGGAGTTGATAATGGTTGTACTGCTGGTTTTAAAAACTTAGTCGTCGCTATCTTATTTGCGTTTATCTTCTGACTCTTTGGTTTAAATCTACCCTTCTTACCTCTTATTCTTTTTCTTTCATTTGCAAGTAAAGCAAGTTCTTCTGGTGGCAATCTTTTTGCACCAGACACCATCGCTTCTCTAATGAGAGTATAATAGGTATCATAATCAATGTCATATGTATAGTTAAGACCCAGTAGCCTTAGAATTCTTTCATCGATTTTTTCGGATACTGAGTTCATTTATCGCTAGCGTTGTCTTTGTTTAAATTCTTCTTCTTCGAGATGATTCTTTAATAGTCCAACATAAACGTCCCTTTCCCAAGGAATCATATTTTCAATCTCCGTTAATGAATATTTATGGAACTGAATGAGAGAAAAATTTAATTTAAAATAATTCTCTAAGTCCATATGGGACATTCCTATGCGAAAAAACTTGATAACCCTTCAAGAACAACTTCACTTTCAACTTCGGTATTTGGATTTGTAACTTTAATCTTATGAGAAAGTTTTGGCATCGTCTCAAAGAACTGTTCGATTTCTTTAAATTGAACCGAATTCATTTGGTCTAGAAATTCTAACAGTTCTTTCTTAGTAACATCAGCAGCAACCCATACATCATCCTCTGTATAAATTTTATCAATACAAGAAGATATCAATTCAAAAGACTGGTCCATAGTATTGTCTGAGGACAAATCAAAATTACTCTTAATAAACTGGTCTAGTGATGGATACTTCATTTCCATCATAATAGAGTCATCAAGTTTTATTTTATTATTATGTTCGGGAACTCTTAAAACTTGAATATCATCTACAGAAATTTTTACAGGAACTACTGTCTCTTCATCATCAGGACAAATAACATTTACTTCAATCTCTTCCCCGACAGATTTACCTCGGATGTTAAGGAAAAGATATTCAATGTCAAAGGTTGGAAGAGACTCTACTTTGACGTTTTTTGTTTCAATACAATTCTTAATAACAGTTTTAATTGCTGTAGTAATTTGCTTGGTATCTTCAGACTCTAAAGCAAGAACTAAAAGTTTTTCCTCTCTTACAAGAAAAGGTCTATACTTAATTTTTTGTCTTGTGGATGGCAACTCAAGTTCATAAGTTGGCGTAGAAATCTTAGGTAAAGGCATAATGTCCTATAGAAACTTCAGTGTGATTATTTATTGCTTCTCTCAAATACTTAAAAAAGAGGATTATTTTGCTGTCTTACAATAAAGTCTTCGAGGAGACCTCTTCGAAGTTCATTTGCCTGTTCTCCCGGCAATCCAGGTCCATAATATTCTGGTTTTTTTGGAACCCCTGGTGGCGTTGATGGAGTTGGTTCAGACTCTGGTGCATATGCTCGTGATGCAAGAATATATCTATTAAAAGTGAAAGAGACGGTACATTTAAGCAACTGAGATGAATCATAAGAAACTGGCATTGAGGCAACGCTTACTGGATAAGCCTTAACGAAGGTATAATTTAAATAATTTCCATTGAAATCCCTTTCAAACTTATTAATAAAAATTTCAGTTCTATATCCATTATCTCCATCAGGATATCCAACTCTATAATTATAATTTCCATCTGCTGCAGTAGAAGTTTCTCCCATTGCATATCTCATCCACCCCTCAAAAAAATTAATCACATTATATCCACTATTCAATACTCCACCATCAACATAAAAAGTAAAATCTACAGTATTATCATATTGCCTACGATATCCTAGTCTTTCAGTGACTCCAGTATAATCATCATTAATTTCATTTGTAATGATAGATGACCCAGGAAGAGATGCTTCGGTACAAGATATTGAAATAAAATCATCATTATAATTTGTCACCGCCCTAACAGATGTTGGTGGATTAAACCAACACTGAAAATGTGAAGTCAGTGAAGGTCTCAATAAAAATGATTTTATTTGAAGCGCACTTTTGTAATTCTTTGGTGGTGGAGCACCACCAGGATTAGATGTGACACGACTACCTGTTCCCGGACTTTTTCCTGTACCAGAAGTTTGAATGCTGGGAGCAGGAATTACAGGAACTCCAGAAGCTGGTGTTGGATTATATGGTCTCGCATTTTGTTCATTCTCAAAATCATAGATAGGGGGTCTATTTATAGTCATCTATAAATATTTTTACTGATATATTATGTATGATAGCAAATGGCAGAAAGTATTAAAAGCATCTATAAACCATCCTATCCCGAAAAATATAAAGGAAACCCAAATAATATTATATGTCGAAGTAGTTGGGAGAGAAAGTTTTGTTATTACTGCGACCACAATCCAAGTATAATTTCTTGGGCGTCTGAAGAATTTTGTATTTCTTATGTGTCTCCCGTGGATGGTAGAGTGCATCGATACTTTCCAGATTACCTTATCAAAGTTCAAGAGTCTTCGGGTAAGATTAAAACTTATGTGATTGAAGTGAAACCAAAGAAACAAACAATTCCACCAAAGCAAAGGTCTAGAGTAACGAAATCATATCTGTATGAATGCAAAACCTATGCAGTAAATCAAGCAAAATGGAAAGCAGCAAAAGAATGGTGTGCGGATAGGATGCTAGAGTTTAAAGTCATTACCGAAGAGGAGTTATTTAATTAATGGCAAAAGGTTTCGGTCAATATGCTAATGTTCCTCAAAGAATGAGAGAACTCAAAAAGAAAATTGATGATGCTGGAACCAATGACCCAGAAGATTTAATGCTGATTATTATGGATACTTTGAAAGAGGAAGTATTATATCCAGAGCCAGGAAAGTTTTATACCTTTATATACAATCCAAAGACACCAAATATCGAATACGACCAACATCCACTGATTGCTTGCACTTCACTAGAAAGATGGGGATTCAAAGCAATCAATTTTCATTGGAGAGAAGGTAGGCAATATACTTGGGAAGAAGTTGCAGGAAAACTTCACGTTGTAAAGTATGAAGAACTTGATGAGATGCTATCAATACCTTATGCAAAATTCCGTCTAAATAAATAAAAAACTCCTATAAATGTCTCATACTCTACAAAAAATTGAGATAACTAATCCTCTTGTAAGTGAGGAGGAGTTCTGATGGCAAACCAAACATCTTTCAACTATGGTATGAAATTGGGTGGTAAAATGCTTCCCGGAAGAATATTAATAGATTATAACAATGGTAATGCTGAATGGTTTAGATTAGGTACATCATTTCCAACTTTTAGTTCATCAAAAGATACAGGTGGTTCTGGAAAGTGGGGATGGACGCCTTCAGCAAGCGATTCCATTTCAAATTTAAGAAAAGACTTGCCTGTAGGGTTAGACTACAACTCAGATGACGCTTTACTAAAAGATTTTTATACTGGAAATTCAATCGCTGGATTGAATAATGAAAGAGCATATGCATTCAATAAAAATGCACCTGTTACCGGAAGAAATCTTGCAGTTCCAGGAGTAAGAAGTACATCAGGAACTCCAGGAGCTCAACCACCACAACCATCAGACCCAGCACCTACTGCACCTAGCCCATCGTCAACACCATCTCCAGATGGACCATCCAGCACTCCAGTAAGTACAGGAGTAAAACCTACAGTAGCACAAAATCAAAACACAAGTATGATTGCGGTTTATCCACTAGGTATGGATAAAGATGATAAGGTAACCGCTCAAGATAGAATTAAATTTACTGCACTAGAATATATTGCAAGCGGAAATCTTTCAACTACATCTATACAAAGTAGAGATAGAACATCAAATCTAGAAGGAAAAAAACCTTTAGGACATGTATTTTTACCAGTTCAGGCATCAATCACTGATGCAAATTCTGTAGATTGGCAAGGTACAAGTTTAAATGCAATAGAAAGAAAAGCCGTCAATCTTTCAACTGGTTTGATGAATGCTGCAGATGCAAATGCTGCAGGACAATTACTTGGTACAAAACTGGGAGAAGCAACAGGAGATGTCATTAAAAACGCCAATGCGGTTAAAGTTGCTCTTGCTGGAGAAGCAGTTAGTATACAAAATCTCCTTGGAAGATTTGGTTCTGTACTAAACCCAAACTTAGAACTTCTTTTCACAGGTCCACAATTAAGACCTTTTGATTTCAGATTTCAGATGTCTGCAAGAGAACAAAAGGAAGCGGAAAATATAAAAAGAATTATCAATTTCTTTAAAAAAAATATGGCACCAAGAACAACTAAAGATAATATATTTTTAACTGCACCAAATACATTTCTTATTGAATATAAGTACAAAGGTAAAGAAACAGAACATCCAGGTATCAACAAAATCAAAGAGTGTGCTCTTCTTAATTGCTCCGTTGATTATACACCTCTCGGAACTTATATGACTTATGATGATGGAACTATGGTTTCTTATAGTATGACATTATCATTCCAAGAACTAGAACCAATTTATGATAAGGATTATGATGGAAAGCATTCAATAGGTTACTAATATGGCAAATCATTACTTTAAAAACGTACCAAATTTTGAGTACATAAACAGGGACATAAACAACCAAGAAATTTCAAATTATGTTCCTGTAAAAAATATATTCAGAAGAGCAAAATTACGTGAGGATATTTTTCAAAACTTATCCTTTTTTGAGAAGTATGAAATTCAAGGCGATGAAAGGCCAGATAATGTTGCTTTTAAATTCTATGGAGACTCAACCTTAGATTGGGTTGTTCTACTTTCTAATAATATCTTAAACGTCCAGACTGAATGGCCTCTTTCACAAAATACTTTTGATAAAGTAATGTTAGAAAGATATGAAACATATGATAATTTTTATAATGGAGTGCATCATTACGAAACAATAGAGACAAGAGACTCTTTGAATAATGTTATTCTTCCCGGTGGCATTCAAATGAAAAATACCTGGAGAACAAATGGAAACTTCATTGAAATGAGTAATTCAAAAATTTCTCAGGTGTTTTCTGGAAATGGAATTACTCCAACGGATACGGCAACAATAACATTAAAAACTGGACTTCAAGGTTTAACTGTAGGTTCAGAAGTACTAGTTAATAATATATCAGAATCAATCTATAATGGAAGATATGAAGTTACTTCTATTAGTCTTGATGCATCATCCAATCTAACAATATCCTTCACATATGCTTTACCATCTGTTCCTTCTGTGGCTTCACCAGTTCTAAGCACAAGTGGTGCTGAAGAAGTTTTATTTGCTGGTGGTTTATCTGGAAACTCATACTACTATGAATACTTTGACTCAAATCTTGGGTATTATGTAACTCTAACCTCATCAACAATTTTAAATCCAATTACAAACTTTGAATATGAGTTAGGTGTAGAAAACAAAAAGAGAAATATTTTTATATTAAAACCAGCATATCTAAATGTAATGTTTAATGACCTTGCTGAAATTATGCCATATAAAAAGGGTAGCACTCAGTACTTGAGCGATACCCTTAAGAGAGGAGATAATTCTAGACTTTACGAATAATCAATCTTCAGCAAGACGCTGGAAGTAAGAGAGAGCATCATCTTCATCATCATCCTGAGTAATTTTAGGAAGTGAAGGAGACTTTGAGCGAACATAAGACTGTTCCAATTCTTCCATAACTTTATCCTCACGAGTAGGAGTGGAAGAATAAGATTCAAACTCATCTTCTTGTTCGACTACAGCACGAGACTGAACTGGAGTATTAGTCTGGCTCAGACCGAGAACATAGTTCATACGAGTCTCAAGTTCTTTATAAGTCTTAAACTGATCGGGAGCAGTGATAGCAGAAAGAGAATATTCTTTCTTCCAAATTGCTTCAAGTGCATCGTCATCATCAAGGAGAGGAGCAACACGATCAAACTCAGACTTGTCGTAGTTCCAATAACCATCCTTCTTCACAATCTTCAGTTTGAAGTTTGCACCAGCCCAGAAATCAAAGGGATTGATGGGTTCTTCATCTTCAAATTCTGGTTGCATTGCATTCAGAATCTTATCAAAGATTTTCTTACCATACTTAAACAGAAATACCTTACCTTCATTTTGAGGATTAGCGGGATCCTTAATTACGTAAATGTTAGAGTAGTAGGACAGTTTACGCTTTTGCTTACGGACAGTATCCTTATCTTTGTCACTACCACTGTTCCAAAGACCACGATTATACTCCGAAACGGGATCTTTTTGACCTAGAGTTGTCAGGGAGTTTTCAATATACCAACCACCTGTACCTTGAAATGCATGTGAATACATTTTGATCCAAGGAAGTTCCTCACCATCAGGGGCAGGAAGAAAGCGGATAACTGCAGAACCTACTCCAGTCTTATCCATCTCCGGTTTCCAGAGACGATCATCGGCTCCACTGGAAGTAGTACTCATCTTTTCTACTTGCTTTACCAACTTTTCAGTCAGAGAACCAAGAGAAGATTGCTTTTTAAGATTTGCGAAATTAGACATGTGTACCTCGTATTGTTTGAGATTTGGCCTTTGTGTACTTCGTTATTCTACAGGTCTGAACCCGTTTTGTCAATCTGCTGCTTCATTATCTCAAGCATCTTTGACATGTTGCCAAGAATAATATTCATATCTGTGCCAGGAGGCATTCCCATCATAATGGCAGAACTAATAATGCGTTCTTTCATTTCTTTTGCCTCAGGATCATCAGATAAACTCATTCTTGTATAAAGAACTTTTTGTTTATCTAAAAGAGTTTCAAGAACTTCAACATGCTCTAGTTTTTCACTTTTAGTCATTGTTGGAAACTTAAAGATGTTGTTATAAATTTGTTCTTGAAGTTCTGCAATTTCAGTCATCTCTGCGCGGACAACTTCGGAACTAAAGAAACTCATTGATCCTCCAGGATAATTTCTTTTAAGATTCGCCTAAAACGAAATACGTCAATATTTAGGAATGGATTATATTTTTTAATCCTCCTGCTGACGGTTTGCCACACTGGGTCTTGAAGTTTCTTATCAAACTTATTCCCGTACAGGAATATTCGGTCATAGATCACCATGGTTTCCAGGCTAATCTTCCCGCTCAGGAACTTTTTTAGAAGAGGTGGATGCCCCTTAGAACACTTAAAAACATCCTCGAATTTATTTTCTTCAAATAAAGATTGACTTTCTTCCTTAAAGACATACGAAAGTGATTGAACTTTCTTTTGCCAGTTTTGATATCTTTCTTCTCCTTCTTTAATCATTTCACCAATCCAAAGTGTTTCTGGATCAGGACAAGATACAAAATTGGCAACGAAGAAATCAACTACTTCTTGATCTGTTTTTTGTCTTGCAATTTTCTCAAACCACATTCTATCTTTTCTTTTGTAAAAAGATTGAATAGTTGCTCTTGATTTACCACAATACTTAAAGTAATCATAACTGTCTTTTGTAAAATGATTTTTCAAAGACAGATAACATTTATATGAATCAAATGGCATCATTAAAAAACTAATTTAGCGCGTGATGTTTTCTTGAGAAAATTAAGTTCCATTGCTTCATACTTAATCTTTTCCTTCAAAGGTTTTGAAATAAGTTTAGGAACTGATTCTAAATCAATGTTGTTTTGTTCGCAGAAATAGATAATCGCATCAATGTAATTCATCTCGACGTTTACCTGTACGAGACTTTCAATCTCCTGAGCGAAACGTGACGGACAAAAGAATTTACTTTCTAATACTTTCTCTAATTCATTCTCCATCTGACCTAATATTGTGATGTACAAATTCTTTGATATAACGAACTAATAGTCTAATATAATCGTCTTTATTCCTTTTGTCAAATACTTTTACCTCACCACCAGGAGTAACCATGAGTGTGATAAGTTTTTTAACAACTTTTCCAGTAAGTTCGTAATATGCTGCAGCGTAGAATGTTTCCTGTACGAAGTAGTTTTCAATCCACTCCTCTGGTTTAATTTTGTCTGACGTTTTAAAGTCAATAACTGCTAACTCTCCCTCATACTCGGCAATACAATCAACTCGTCCAGCAAGTCCAAGATATTCCGAATAAAGAGTTCTTTCAATTGCATGAATATTATTTATCTTATCTAGATAAGGTTTTGCATGATGAAACATGTGTTTTGTCAGGACTTGATAATTATCCCAAACAAGTTCTTTATTTTCTAAGTAGTCCTGACAAACTTGGTGAAAATCAGTTCCCCTAGCAGTGGCTCTTTTAGTAATACGATTTGCTTCTTCAAGTCCAACACGTTGTCTCCACTTTGCAAAAATTTGGCGATTATAAAACGAAGTAACAGAAGTAATAGAAGGCACCCAGTTTCCATTAGGTAAATTATAGAGACGGATGCTTTCTGTTGTTTTACACTCTAACTCAATGTCACCCAAATAATTATGATGAATAAAACTCATACACCAACTTCCATTTTTGCGAGAATATATTCTTTAACGAATCCACTACGAACAATGTCATCAACACCAAACTCAATAATATCAATTGAAGGCATGAGACGAAGAACCTTCATAAAATCAACAATACCATTCCTTTCGTTTGTTTTAATCAAATCGGATTGAGTAGCATCTCCACAGAACATAATCTTAGAGTTCTCACCAACACGAGTAATGATACTATCGAGTTCATGATAGTTTAGATTTTGAAATTCATCTACAATAATGATTGCATTGTCCAGAGTAGTTCCGCGAATAAAAGAAGTGCTCCAAAAACTAATCGTTCCCTGAGTTTTGAGGTTTCCATAGAGCATTTCAAAATCTGCATCTGTTGGCAGTTGGAACATGTACTTTACCATATTCTTATAGGGAATTTGATAAAGTGATGACTTGTCCTCATGATCACCAGGAAGAAAACCAATTTCACGGGTAGCGACAAGAGACCTAACGATATAAATTTTTTCAAAAGGGGTTCTTTCATCAAGAACATCTTGAAGTGCATTATAAAGAGTAATAAACGTTTTACCAGTACCCGCACACCCATAAGCAACTATATGCTGACCTTTTTCATATGCTTCATATAAAAGTTTTTGATTATCTGTGAGAGGTTCTATATCCCTCATTAAATCGGAATTAATTGGCTTCCTGCGCTTCATTTGCTTTGCAGTCATTCCAACACCAATAGGTTGATCGTCTACTCTTTTTCTTCTTGCCATAAAAAAATTAAATTGGTTTTACTGTTGAACCTGGGACTTTTGATGCTTTGTGGAGAACGTCATTCCACCCTGGATGAGATTTTTTAAGTCTATCATAAACCTCACCCACTTCTCCAGATGAGGGACAAGTAGATGGATCAGACCAATCTCTTTCCCACTCTGGATTATCTTGTTTCCATTTGTCCCAATCATAAACACTAAGAACAACTTCTTTTTGTTCTCCTGTGTCTTTATTAATAACAGGATAAGTCGCCAAATTTATTCCTCCATTGTATGTAAGGATATTTATTCAATAATCACTGAGGGGGGATCAATACACTCAGTACACCCATCACGAGACCAACCAAGTGCTTCAGATACTGCAGGGAACTGACAAGTAAAAATACAACGAACTAGTTCTGCAATCTCCATATGTTCCTTCTGTGTACCGTGAGATGAACGAAGATCAATATAATGAATCCATGACCTTACAGAGCCAGTCATATAGAGTCTTGTGGGCGTCGCTAAGGGCAGTACAAACCTAGCACACTCCTTTGCCACTCCCTTATCCAGAAGGCGGTTGTAGAGGCGTAGAGCACTCTCAAAATGAACGCGAATGTCCTCAAGCAAAGTCAGTTTGAGATAATCAGGAATATCATCGATTGAGTTCTGACGATTCTTTGTATCCTGACGACGCAGTTCTGGAAGAGGAATAGTATTATTCAGAAGATTGGCATCAGCATACCGTTGTGAAAATTCTTGAAATGTAAACGAACGGTGTCGAAGGATTTGAGCCGCAATGCCTCTTGTGGTATTAATCTCAACTGTCATACTGGCTTGTTCGAAGATACTCCAGTGCTGATGTTGAATGCAATACTTAAGTAGTCCAGAGAACTTTTCATTCTCTTGATTTGCAGGGTTACTTACGCGAGCACAGTATGCCATATGCTTTTCTGCGTCAGGAGTAACACTGATTAGTTTTACTTCTGGTTTCATAAACTCAAAATCATCGAACATCGTATTCATCTTCCTCGTCATAAAATACTTCGTCGTAATCGTTTAAAAAAGTCTTAATCTCCTCATACTGAAGATCTTTAGTTTTAGGTTCAATCTCTGACTTTAGACATTCTACCAGAGACTCAAGGTTTCTGACAATTAACCTAAGTTTTTCTCTATCCATTTTTATCAACCTCGACAAAGGTAATTATACATAAAAAAAGAGAGGGAGTCAAGTCCCTCTCTTAAAATATTTACTTACTCAACAACAAAATTTCAAAATAGATTAAAAAAATAAATGCTGTTGATGCACCAGTAATAGCAGCAATCGTAGCAATCATTTTCCTGCTCCTGCATTTGCAAGGAGTGCTTGATGACGACGTTGTTCTTTTTGCTTCTGCTCTTTAATGAGTTGAAGTACATTGAGTTTTTTCATTTGTGCCCCTCCTTTACAAACTTAACACCACGATAGGTTTCGTCGTACTGTTGGGGTTGCTGCATCATTTGTTGTTGATACTCAAGACGCTTTTGGGTGTCATACTCAACACCGCGATATACTACTTTAGACATTAGGGTTCTCCTTAATGGTTTAGGTTAAAGAGCGTTCCTTCAGTCGGCGTTTGCGTTCGCTATTTGCGAATAGCGAATGAACGTTCCGTTCCGCGTCGGCTTACTTCCGTCCCAGAGGGATGAACGTAAGGTCATTATAGACCTGTTAGTATAGTTATGCAAAAACTTCTGTAACTTTTGTTACCGTTCTATGTAACTTAAGGTGTGATTTTGCGCGTAAAGTTGATGAATAATCATATCACATCCAATTTTTGGATTACAATCGCCACATGTATATACATCTACTGCTGCCTTACCTTCTTCAGGCCAAGTATGAATACTGATGTGACTTTCCGACAACAAACAAATTACAGTGACACCTTGTGGATCAAACTTTTTAGAGATAGTCTGAACCACAGTAGCACCACTTGCAATTGCTGCATTTTCTAGTAAATCTATAAGACAACGTTCATCATCTAAAAGGACAAACGAACATCCGTATAAGTTAAGTAGATAATGTTTGCCCATCGTCAAGTCCCACTTCTAATTCGTCCAACAATGAACTTATGATAGTCTCAGTACCATCCATTGTCTTAATTTTATATAATGATGAATTTCTATATTTCTTTAATTTTTTATATTTTTTTAGAAGTTTAGTTACTTCATCATCATTGATTATAACTACTGCTTTGCCATTTTTTGCTCTTTCGGCACCAAATCCTGCACTCATTTCCTTTTCTTTTTCTCCGGTTGCTTAATACCCCACAATTTTGGATTAGTTCTACCATATCCAAAATCAATTTTTCTAACTACATCAGGACCATACTTATCATAGTACATATCAAAAATACGTACTCTTGTTCCTCTTACGAGATCAATATATTCTTTATCTTCAAAATTATACCAAATCAAATATGCATCATTAGGAAGTGATGAATCTTTTACTTTTTCTATAGTAGTTTTTTCGAAAAGAATTTCGCACCCATATTCATGCGGCAGAACTTTACTAATTTTATTTTTGTTTTCTGCCATCTCCTTCTTTTCCCCTACAGCTACTGTCATGAACGCCCACCCCACTGAATATCGGGATATGCTTCTTTTACATTTTCAAAAGATATCTTATATTTATCCGTAAGTTTCTTATCCTTTGTAAGAATCAATAGTTCTGCTTCTTTTGGATGAAGACCTTGCAGTAAATTGATAAACATCATTTCTCTACGGATGGTAGTTAAAGAATCATTACCACCCTTTAAATAATGATAAAGATTCTGATACTCTCTTCGAAGAGAAGTTTTTCCTCTACCATCAAGATCTTGACCTGTAGCAGATTCTCCACCTAGAGATTCTCTCCTCAGATTTTCAGATAGGGTTCCTGAGTAAACAGATTGTTCTTCCGCATTAGCATACGGAACTTCTCCTTCAGGAAGAAGTGAAATTACGGATTCATCAAAGTTCCAAATAAAAATGGCTTTCAGTGAATCATGTTCGTATGTTTTAAGAACTTCAACTTTCTTTGCATTAGACTTTTGTTTAGATGCAAGTTCTAATACTTCAAATACAAAAGGATTTGTTGGAAGAGTTTCAATCGGTTTCTCAGTCGTCGTTCTCTTCGATTTCGTCGTCGTAGTCATAATCGTAATCGCTATTTTCAAATCGTACAGATACTATTTCGTCAGGTATCACCTGGCCATTTTCATCAAAGAACTCTGGATGTAAATATGGAGGTCTTGACTCTAGTAAATGTCTATAAGTTAACCAACCAATTATACCTCCTACCATAAAAAAGAGCAATGTGAACATCGTAACAAATGTTATTACATATGCTGTTTCCATTTTCCTTCTCCAGAGAGTTTATTTTTTTCTAACATCAAAGTGAAATTCTATAAAGAAATGAAACTCTCTTCGAAAGAGAGAAATCATTTTACCAAACTTCACTTGAAAAGTCTTTGGCGTTAATGATTTCCTCCTCCTATTGCGTAGTAATAATTCAATGCCTCTGTTAATTTGAGGTCCTGACTTATTTAGTTTCCTTTTTTCTTCTTCCTGGTCGTTTATCATGATTATATCTCCAGGCATCCTCAAGAATACCGTATAGGTAATTTCTTATTTTTCTTGCTTGGGGTTTTGGAATATGACCGTACCCCTCCCTAAGTTGTTTATGAATCTCATCAGACCCACCCTCAAGATAATCATCCAAGTCCATCACAAGATTATTGATTTCATGAGCTGTAGAACTTTCAATAAATTCTCCAACCTCAACTCTCTTTGTTCCACGAACTTTTAGATAGTCGTAAAATTTTAAGACAAATTGACCGTTAAAAGCATAATCAATAGCCTTTTCAACGTCATTATAAACTTCGTGAAGATTATTATTCATTAAACTAGATTTTGCTCCTTAAGGTATTGTACTGTATCAGAACATCCCCCAATATGTTTATCATTCAAAATTACTTGGGGGAAAGTAGAACCATATCCAAATTCAGAATAAAATTCATCTTTAGTAAAATCTTCATTTAATTTATAAACAACATGTTGCAACCCCGTCAACTCTAGCACTTGTTGGACTTTGGTGCAATATGGGCAACCATCTTTTGAATAAACTGTAAACTTCATAATTCGTTATAAAACTGAAAGTTATTTAGCGTTAACTGGAACTCCTTGTCCTTCAGGTAACCATACTTGCTGCTGAAGATCCATAGGAGGAAGTTCTTCTTTTGCTGCAGGTAGTCCTTGTTGACCAGGAAGTTGTTTGTCTGTCGTTGACGTTATGGTAATGACTTGATCTAAGATGAACTTTTGCTTGCGATAAGTTCTTTTATCTTTATCAAATCCAATTAACATTAGAGCATCTTTTTCTTCGCCACAGTGTGCGATTACTCTACCTGTGGTTTTATCTGTCACTACCCAATACTCATACATTCTTTTTCTTCTGACTTTTTGTATTATAGGTTTCTTTTGCTGGTCTGTAAAGGTTTGGCCAAGTATCTCTAATGATCTCTGCTAGTTTATATGGAGTTGTTGAGGATATCATAAGTCTTGCATAACAGATAATATAAACATTAAGATTCCAAAAAGTTGGAAAAGAATGAGAATGAGAAGCATAAAAAAAGGAGTTCGGAGAACTCCTTGTATTTATTTTTAGAGTGCGTTGCCTCTTGGCAAGACCTCTTCGGGAAACTGGAAATTTGCTCCAGGTTGATCTACTGGTGCCATCCAAGCACGAAGACCTTCGTTTAACAGAATGTTCTTTGTGTAGAACGTTTCAAACTCTGGGTCCTCTGCTGCTCTAATTTCCTGACTTACAAAGTCGTAAGCACGTAGATTAAGAGCAAGACCGATGATACCGATGCTGGAAGTCCAAAGACCCATAACAGGGACGAAAAGCATAAAGAAATGCAACCAACGCTTATTACTGAAAGCAATACCAAAAATCTGAGACCAGAATCTGTTTGCAGTAACCATTGAATAGGTTTCTTCTTCCTGAGTAGGTTCAAAACCTTTAAATGTGTTTGACGCATCTCCATCTTCATACAGCGTATTTTCTACAGTTGCTCCGTGAATGGCACAGAGCAATGCTCCTCCTAGTATACCAGCAACTCCCATCATATGGAAGGGGTTAAGGGTCCAGTTGTGGAAACCCTGCAGGAACAGCAGGAACCTGAAGATTGCTGCTACACCAAATGAAGGTGCGAAGAACCAACTGGATTGCCCCAGAGGGTACATCAGGAACACGCTCACGAAGACTGCGATGGGTCCAGAGAAGGCAATAGCATTATAAGGACGAATGCCTACAAGACGGGCAATCTCAAACTGCCTAAGCATGAATCCAATCAGAGCGAAAGATCCGTGGAGTGCCACAAAAGTCCATAGTCCCCCAAGTTGGAACCACCTGACGATATCCCCTTGAGCCTCAGGACCCCAAAGTAGAAGAAGAGAATGACCCATAGAATCTGCAGGCGTTGACACAGCTGCCGTAAGGAAATTAGCCCCCTCAAGGTAACTAGACGCCAACCCGTGGGTGTACCAGCTTGTAACAAACGTTGTGCCAGTAAGCCAGCCACCAAGGGCAAGATAAGCAGTGGGAAAAAGTAATAGTCCAGACCAACCCACAAATACAAAGCGATCTCGTTTAAGCCAGTCATCCAGGACATCAAACCATCCTCGTTGTTGAATTGGTTGTGAAAGTGTAGAAGAAGTCATAACCTCCTATGTATTTCTCATATTTATCTTAACATTACTTAATAAAGAGGTCAATGAGTGTTTATGCTTAAAATAAATTTATTCACAAGTTTTGATATTTTTTAAAAGAATCTAACCAAATTTTTTCTGCTTTAGACTTACCATTAGAATATGTTTTAACAAATTTTCTACCTAAGAAAAACATTTTTGGACTTCTTCCTGCAACAGGTCCAATATCATCAGCATTTGAACTAAATCCAGGTTTATCAGCAGTGCTTTGTGTTGTCATTCCTTCAGACAAACATTCCAAAATAAACTGTTTGAAAGTTTTCATTTATGATAGTTTTTAAATATTTAGTTTTTATCCCCAATACATCTGACCGAGAGTGAATAAGACAAATACAAGAACAGTAAAGACCATCATACCCACACCAGCCCAGATAATCCAGGGTTCCATAGGATGATGTTGATTATTATGAGACATTGAGATATGCAATCATTTTATGTAAGGTATCTATGTTATCACCTACAAGTCCTAGTGCGGTGTTGCAGTGATGGCATAAAAGTTTTCTTACTTTACCAGTTGTATGGCAATGGTCTACACATAACTTCTTCCACTTACCATTTCCTTCATTTCTACAAATAGCACATCTCCCATTCTGGTCTTCAAACATTTTTGTATGTTCTTCAAGAGTTATGCCATAGTTTCTTTTTAGATCGTTATTTCTTGTTTTTTGTGGGTTTGCTTGGTGCCTTGCTTTCACCCTTGCCTTATCACACTCTTTGCAGGCAGAGTGCCTCCTTCCAGTTTTTTTATCACGCATATAAAACTCGGTAATGTGCTTCTCAACATCACAGGTCATACAAGTTCTATACAGGTCGGAGTATAGTTTAGTCATTTCGTGCTTTCTTTCGTGCTTAAATATTTATAAAAAAAGGAACTCCGAAGAGTTCCTTAACATTATATCAACCGATTGCGGGAGCAGTCAAGGCAACTGGTGTTGCTTCTGCTGCTGCAAGGTCAAGAGGGAAGTTGTGTGCATTCTTAAACTTCCCATAACTATCTGGTATTACTACCAGGATTGGACTATATCATCACCATTTCTGGTGTCGGACGCTTATTCCTGTT